CTTGCTACTAAGTTTGTCCAAGACTGGTTTAAGGATAAGAAGCTTGAATTAGAAACTACCTTCGGCATAGGAGGTGTTATTGATTCAACTACTTTCCTTCAAATCGCACAACGTCTTCGTAATAAAGGCTTTGAAGTGATTCCTCAAGATGATAGACTTAGTATTATCACTCCAAATCACATACGCCTATCACTTCTAGGCCTTGGTGTTCTACAACAATATTGTAAAGATGATACTCTTGAGGGAAAACCCTTTAGCGCAATGTTCAAAGATCGCGCGTTTCCTGATAGTAATCTCGATCTCAAAGAATACGATATTCGTTTCAAGATTCGCCGTGAAGAAGAACTCAGCAATGAGGACCCACGCGTCGCCGCGCTCCTTACAAATTGGGATAAACAGAAAAAGGCCTTCCGACTCATTCGTCGATGGACCTTCCGAGGCAAAGGCATCCGCATTGATATGTCTATGGTTAGACAAACACCCAATATTCCTGGCAGAGGTGAATTTAAATGGTCTACCGCGTTTCAACACATTAATGTATTCAAAGAAATCCCTCGCTACGAAGTCGAAGTGGAATTACTTCACGATACCGCATACACTGACAGCCCAGATAAAGCACTAAAAGCACTTATTAGTGGTGTCGGTGAAGTACAGAGAGCTATTCAAAAAAATATACTACTTATCCGCAATTCAGTTATTAATGCCGTCCGCAGCGAATATCAAATTATGACCGGTTCCGAGAAATTCCGCGGCGTTAATCCCGTTACACTTAAAACCCGTAATATAACCGAAGAAATAGATCCCGATATTGTCAATATTCGCAGCGGATACAATGTCACCGATAAAGCCGATGGATTGCGCGCTATGGGGTTTGTTGATAAAAGTGGTGAACTCTTCATCATTGATATGAGTCTCAATGTATATCGCACAGGTCTACGAAATAAAAAATGCGCCGAGAGCCTCGTTGACGGTGAATGGGTCACTATCTCAAAAGATGGAAACTCTATTAATCTCTATCTTATATTTGATATTTATTACGCTAAGGATAAGAAAAATGTGTCTACTCTTCCCTTTGTAGCATACAAGGATGATATTATTGATACGGATGCTGTCACGCGTCATAATGCCATTAAAAAATGGTATGAAGACTGGCGCGAGGAGGGGGAAACTATTGCGAAAGGATTGACCGAGGCTACTCGGCTTATTGTTAGCCTTAAACGCTTTCAATTTGCCACATCTAATAATGCTAGTATATTTAGAGCATGTGCGGCTATTCTTGATACCGCTAGAATATACAAAAGTGATGGCCTAATTATTACTACTAATTCAGACCCAATTCCTGACCGTCCAGGTGTACGCTGGATTAAACAATTTAAATGGAAACCCTCCAAAGATAATACTGTGGATTTCCTTATCAACTTTGAACGCGACTCCAATCTTCCAATTGATAAGATTACTACCACTATTCATCCTAGCAGCGATAATACCATTCAATATAAAACAATGCGTTTATACGTCGGCAGCGATAAAGATGCGGCCTTTGATAATCCACGCCTAACTATTCTTCTTCAACAACCTATCCCCACTGAAAAGGGCACAAATAGATATAAGCCTAACCTATTTAATCCTATGGAATTTCCTGATACAATGGCAAATACCTGTAATGTTTCTATTGAAGTGGACACAGAGACGGGTGAAGAGTATGTTAGTACTGAGGATTCAAAGGAACCCATCCAGGATCGCAGCATTGTTGAAATGCGATATGACCCTAGCCGTGATTCAGGATGGCGATGGGTTCCTACTCGTATTCGCCACGATAAAACGGAGCGCCTTATCAAAGCCTCCCTTAAAAAAGGGCAGATTAAATATTCGGGAATGATGAATGATGAAGGCGTGGCAAATGATGTTTGGGACTCTATTCATAATCCTATTACTGAATCTATGATTCGTAGCGGTAATGAACAACCAAGTGAGGAAGAATCCAAAGTACTACTCAAACTACATAATAGCGATGTCGGCAAAAAGTACTATGAACGCAAGGCTCCTAAAGAGGATCTCAACCTTGTTAAAGGAATGGTTGACTTTCATAATAAGTATATTAAAAATGAGATACTTTTGAAACGCGCACTTCGCGGCGGTAATAAACATATCCTTGATTTAGCCTGCGGTAAGGGTGGTGACCTTTACAAATGGCTATTTAATCGGGCGCGCTATGTGGTAGGTATTGATACCGCGGGTGAAAATATTACAAATCCTAATGATGGAGCCTATAAACGCTATACTGAGTCTATTGTCGAGTTTGGTTATGACCGTGTCCCAAAAATGGTATTTGTAATTGGTAATAGCTCTAAAAACATTGTAAATGGTGAAGCTGGGGCAACACCTGAAGAACGTGATATTCTTAGATCTCTATTTGGTAAATACGAACCAGAAGGCTCTATTCCAAAATATGTACAAAGTGTTATGGCAGGCTCCTACCGTGCTGGCGCGGATGTCGCAGCATGTATGTTTGCACTTCACTACTTCTTTGAGAATCAGGCGACTTTGGATGGATTCATTAAAAATCTGTCAGATACTGTTAAAATTGGGGGCCTATTTATCGGATGCTGCTTTGATGGCGATAAAGTATTCAATTTGCTACGTGGACTTGAAAAGGGCCGCTCTAAATCTGGAATAATTGGTGATACCCCTGTATGGACTATCACTAAAGACTATGACCGTGAAGAATTATTACCCGATGATGAATCAATTGGTCTAGCTATTGATGTGGAATTTATTAGTATTGGTACTACTCACAAGGAGTATCTTGTACCATTTGAGCTACTTAAGAAGAAACTCAAGGCTATTGGATTTGAATTGTTAGAGAAAAAGGATCTTGAGGATTTTGGACTTAATGCTAGTACAAATACGTTTAATGTGAGTTATGAGATGACACAGGTAGATAATTCTAGAGGAGGTAAGAAGGGTAAAAAGATGTATAGTATGCCAGACGCAGTAAAAGAGTTCTCTTTCCTTAATCGCTGGTTTATATTTAAGAGAATGGGTGAGGTTGCTAATATTCCTAAGATTGAATTGGTAACGGAGGCTGCTGTTGACGCAGAGGAAATAAAAGAAGAGGCTAAAGGGGCTGAAGAATCTAAGGGCGCAGAGGAATCTAAGGGGGCAGAAGGTGTAAAAGAATCAAAGGAAAAGGAAGAGGAATTAGAAGAGGAAGAGGAAGAGGAAGTGATCACATCAGAAACTGGTGCTAAACTACCACCTCGTGATAAGAAGTTTAGTGAAGTTGAAGTATTCCGCTTCGGTAGTGACGCACGTCAAGCAGACATTCTTGGTATTAAGGATGGGGCGGGTAAGAAGGATCTAAATGTGGGTCGATGGCTTTCAATATCCGCACCATTTCTTCAAATAGATCTCGATGATAAATCAGTTAAATATCCGTCCATTGAACACTATCTTGCGGCGATGAAATTTAAACTTGCCTCTAATAAACCAGACCTTGCTAAAACACTAATGAGTACAGCAGGGAAGATTCATCAAGAATTTGCAAATAAACGACGCATTGATTTAATTAAACAAGAGTCAGCTCGTGATTTTGAATTGCTAGGAGAAGAAGCAGTACAAGTACGCAAAATGATGACAAAGACAGAACTCAATAAATTTCGTGTTGTATTTGATGAAGATAAGTGGATTCCTATTAAGGATAGAGTTCTCATGGATGCACTCAGATATCGTTGGGAACACGATAAACGCTTTAGAGAGACTGTTGAGGCTGCTCGTAATGCTGGCAAATACCTACTTTATAGTACTAAGATTGCGTCAATGGCTTCGGAACTTGGTGGTACTCGTTCACTATCAACAAGTATGATTGAAGGAGAAAATAAAGTTGGAAGGTTTATTATGGAACTAGCAGGATTTAAATTTTAGATGTACTTAAAAAAATAAGTACATCTTTATATCAATAAAAATTTGAAATTAATTTTTATTGATATAACCTAAAATAGATTTACATAATATTATATAAAGAATGCCTTTCCAATCCTGGCAACAACTATCTCATTTAAATACACATCCACGCGATAAACACATATCTTTTGATGAACCTACTCATAAATATTCCGTAAATGGTACATCTGTAGGTAATATCTCCTGTACTGGATTCATTCACGAATTCTTTGGCCACTTTGATGGCAAATCAATTCTTAATAAAATGCGCAAAAACCCTGTTAAATGGGCCTCCTCTAAATATTATGGTAAAACAAATGATGAAATTATGAAAGAGTGGTCTGATAATGGTAAAACTGCGTCCGAGGCTGGGACTGCTATGCACTTTGCCATTGAACAGTTCCTACATGGCGCAGAAGACCAGATTAAACCAGAAATAAAAGATACACCTGAATGGCGGTATTTTATTAAATTCTGGAAAGACTGTGGTCCTGACTTGGAGCCCTATCGCAGTGAATGGGAAGTATTTACGGGAAGTCTTGTACCTATTGAAGGTGAACGGAAAATTAAACTATGCGGATCGATTGATATGGTTTTCCGTCGCAAATCAGACGGTAAATTCGTAATCTATGACTGGAAACGCTCTAAAGAAATTAAAACCGAAAATCGCTTTGGTTCTGGTTTAGCTCCATTGGATCACTTGCCTGACACGAATTATTGGCACTATACACTTCAACTCAATGTATATAAATGGATACTTGAAAAATACTATGGACTAGAGGTCGCAGATTTATATCTAGTTATTCTACATCCTGATAATGGCTCTTATCGTAGAATGAGACTAAATATTCTCGATGAGGAGGTTGAAGATATGATTGAATGTCGACGACGTGCGGTAGCTGCTGGCTGTAAAACATCTGTTATTCTACCTATTCCTGATATACCTGAATTATCATCTGAAGAAAAAGGAAAACCCTTAGCAGAGTTTTCATTTAGATTTTAGAATATTACATTATTACATATTTTTATTGAGGAGCAACACGTGGCTTACGACGAGAACGATTTCTAGATTTATTATTAGATTTATTCTGTACTAGTGGCGCCTGTATTAGTGGCGCCTGTACAGTTGACGCCACGAGAGGTCGCCGCCTAGGCTTTGCCATTATAGGATTTTGTCCTATAATAAGCGGTACCTTTTCCTCTTGAGCTACAGGTCTTTTTCTTAAGCGTACTATGGGGGCTTGTCTAAATACTTCTTGTAAAGCTTCAGGTAATGATGACATCTTTACTGTCGGCTCACCCTCTTCTTGGATTAGTATACCAACTTGATCTGGCAAGATTGTAATAATTGTTACTGAATCAAAAGGTCCACCAACCGCAGGTTTTATAAATTGTATCGCATCTTCATCTGAATTATTTAATCCACTCAAATCAATCATACCAATCGGCTTAGATGTAGCCTGTACATATCTAATAAGATTCTCCTTCTTAAGACGCTGTTCTACATTGTCATTTAATCCCAATTGTTGTAATGTGACCCCTAAAATTCCACTTAAAGGCGCTAATGATTGCGATTTATCTAATACACTTAGACGAAGTGTAGTATCTTCTCCTAGGATTGCTTTTAGTTCTGAAGGCATATCACTCTTTAACTGTTCTTCATTTTCTGTATTTGACTCACGGCTCATTTCTTCATAGTATTTAGGCTCTTCTGGAATTTGTCTGGCCCAATCTAATCTTAATAGATTTGTCCAGGTGGGTGATGATTCTGGAATAATGTATTGATCACCTTGTCTAATTGGTTGAATAATGGCAGATACTTTAGAGATTTCTCCTCGTTTCATTAATTGTCTTCTACGATTTGGAAAACGAACTAATTCATCAATTACACGCTTTACAAATAGCTCAGCGGTTGATACATCTCTTTCCCCTTGTTTCTCTCCCAATTGTGTTGTCGCATCTACATGTAACAGACATTTTCCTGTGACGCCTTCATCTTTCCAATAGCATGTTCCAGTACATGATTCAGGGCTATCAATTACTCGGCAGTCCTTTCTCAAAAAAGACGCAGGTACCTCCCATTTATCCTCATCTGGATAAAACCATGATAGAAGAGTCGAAGATAGAAAAATATATAGACGTTTTCTCTTTTCGTATTCTGGAAAGTCTGGACTAAAAATAATATCTTCAATTCCTTTTCTAATCTCAGATCCTGCTTTATGACTTGTTATCCAATTGGACACCATTAATCTAAATTGCTGATATAGTTCCTCAAACTGTACATATGTTGATTTTCTAACTAACTCTGAATCAAATCCACATCCCTTCTCAGTAGTAGTACTTTCAACTGTCTTCTCCCAACTATTACTGTTGATTTTAACTTTAATACCAGATATTTGTTTATCAATTGTCCATTCAAACTGATCAATAGTTACAGTATCTAATCCAAGATCTGAAAGGGAGGCTTCTGAAGGAGTAGAAGCTGGTATATAAATTCCATTCTGTAATTGAACTGCCACAATTCTTCTATCGGCTTTCA